GGGTTACGGAATCCCACAAAGCCCCCCTCGGCGTGAACAGGCGCACCGGCGTACCGACCGTGATGCCGTCAAGCGGGATACGCCACAACGGCATGTACGCGTCAACCGCGCCGGACAAAATCTTCCCCGCAGGAATGGTCGGGTCAGCGGCAGCCGTCGCATTCGGCGAACCCTTCAACACGACCAACTCCACCAGCTCATTACCGTTCTTGGGGTTACGATTGTAATGCGCGCAAATGATGTCATTGCGTTTCATACCCTGCGACCCGTTGGAAATCGTCACGGATTCCGCCGCCGTGACATGCCAGTCCAAACCCTGGATCGACGCGCAACCAGTGCCGACCGTCGCCCTGTTGGACGAACTCATCGAACACTTGAATACGTCGCCCCAGTCGAACACCATGTCGGACTTCGAGAACTTGGCCTGGTGGATGATCGCCTTGTCCTCGCTTGAAATATGAGCCGTGCCGGCCTTGCCGTCAACCAGTTCGATGGTCACTGTCCGACCTCCTTCAACCATGCTTCGAACGAAGCGTCATCCTGCTGCATGAACGTCATGAACGACGCATTGCACTGGGAACACAATTCGTAGATGTCAGGTGCCACATCATCCGCGATGCGGGTCGCCTTGCCAGCCGAATAGCGGCGCACGGTGTACCATTCACGAGCCTCCGTATCGCCAGCGGCGACATAGGCGGTCTTGCCGCACTTGTCGCACACGTACTTCGAGTAACCGTCAGACTTCACTAGCCTATCCTTTCAAACATGGAACAACCAAGCGAAGGCAACTGCCTCCACGTGCCGCCGAAATCCACGGAAGGGTCAACGCCCGTCGTGTTCATCACCACATAGCCGACCGGGAACACGGCCTTCCCGGAAGCGCCGCCGCCGACATGAGCGCTGATGACGCCATCCACGCTCACGATCGAGGAACCATCCACCCTCACGCCACCCAACACGTCCGTGGACGCCTTCGGCAGAGTGTAGGCGTTCGCGCCCCGTTCGACCGAAGCGAGCTTCGACCGTTCGGTCTCGGTCATCATGCCCGACTTGGCGCTGTCGGCCACGCTCTTGGCCGCATCGGCTACGTTCTTCGCATCCTCGGCGGTCTGATTCGCCTTGCCGATCTGCGCTGCGAAACCGGAAGCCGTCCTGTTCGCCGACTCGGCAGTCTGTCTGACGGAATCCAAATCCTCGGAAGCGACTTCCGCGTTGATCGTGCCGCCTGAAATCGACAGGCCACGGCCAGCCGTCAAAGACACGCCACCGCCAGCCGAACCACCGGAAGACGAAGAGGAAGAACCGGAATAGTTCGCATTCGCCGACTGCACCGGCAGTCCGACCTCGAACGTCGAAGTCAAAATCCCGGAATCGATTTTCACGATCCGCTTCGTCACCACGGCGGTGACGTTGACGCCGGAAGACTGATCCGCCGCAACAATCTTGTCATCCACGCGCAGACCATCGCCGACCTCATCGGACAATGTCACCTCGACCGAGCCACCGGTCTGCAATTCCTGCAGATGTTTCTTCGTTTCGGCTTGCAGCGTTGATAAATCCGCGTTGGAATAGTCGTATGTGGCGCATACTTCATCGGCGCCAACGAATGTCTGCGTCTGACTCACCACGCCGGTCGCATCCGCGAAATAATTAACCACCAGACGGTTCTTGAGCTCCTGCGAGCCAAGGCCGATGAGATGATTCACCGCGCGACGGTTGGTTTCGGCTTTGAAATCCACAAGGTCGGAATCGATCGTGTTGGTGATGGTCTGCACCGGCACGATACCAAGCAGGATCTTGTTGCCGGACGCTTTGAAATCAAGCCTGCGGCCACATGATGCAAGCAATGTGCGCAAGCCGGTGTAGGCGTCCACATAACGTGGATTCTGGAACATCCAATTCGACAAAATGGAAGCATCGGAGGAATCGACAGTGAAAACCGTATCCAGACCGATGCGCTTCAAAAGGTTTTTGAGGATGTCAGGCAGCTTGCCGGAGACTGTCAGGTAATCCTGATTCGCGTCCGGCTGCAATATCTTCGCCGCCAGCATTCCGGTCCACGATTGGCCGATCCAGGTTGTCGTGGAAGTTCCTCCGGCGACGGACACGCGGCGATCGACTATTCGGCCTCCAACATCACTTCCGTCAAGCCAGAAATACCAGCCACGTTCAATTTCCGGCGCATCCGGATCATCGATGGTCAGTTCGAAGTCGTTTTCGTCCGTGCCGCAAGCCCAGTCCAACGTCACCCGCGATACGCTCGCATGTGGCGTCAGCTTGCCGTCGGCGAGGATAACGTCAGCCAAGGCACACCTCCAGAAACGTCAAACACGGTCAAATCGATTCCATAATTGCCGGAAACCGTCAACAGCGAATCTCCGGCCGGTATCGGCTCGAAAACATATGAGCCGCTTCCACTGCCGTTGCCGCGAACGCCCTTGTCGAAAACATCCGAAACGTCGCCGTTTTCAGCTGTCAACGTTATCGACTTCCGCAATCCAGTGGCCGACAGCGACACATGACCGCCTTCCGACACTGTCACATCAACCGCGTAAGTGTTGCCGCCAATCCGAAAAGACGGGTTGACGCAAGGGCCGAAAATGACCGCAGCGAACTCAGCGGCCTTGCCGGTCGGATTATGCACCGTCAAAGCGATTCTCGACGGAGCCAAATCGGTCGGCAAGTCCAGTGGAAGGTCAATCTGCGAGCCGGTGCCTGCCGTCATCGGAAAGAAATGCTGCACCGGCAGCGCGCGACGCCAGACGCCATCGCACAAGACGACCGTGTAGTCAGTCTGCGCATAGGCCGGCCAAGGCACCAGACCAAGCGATGAGCCGACGACATACGCCCTCTGGGACCATTCGCCGTCGACGGTCAACATGCCTGGCGTAACGGCCTGCACGTCCGAGTCGAAAGACGTCTGCACCATGTCCAATCTTGACGGATCCGTGGTGCGGACGGTCATTTTCGCCGTCGAAGCGTTTCGGCTCACCGATTTGATGCCGCGCGTGGCTAGCGTGTACGTCCATGCGTACCCTCGCATTTCCTGCAGGTCAGCCACCCACAGATCATCGGTGTTGAGGTCGATGATCGTGCCATCATGCGACGTGTATTTAAGCTCGCGCATATCTGCGGATCAACCTCCCCAAGTCGCGGTCGCTGACTGTCGAATCATCGGACGCGGCGCTGATAATCGCGCCAAGATCGTTGTGCAGGCTGGTTATCGCCGCCACCACGGAAGCGGTATCAACCTGTATGCTGACCTGATTGCCTGTCATCTGACTGGCTGTGGCAAACACTTCGCGTGGAATCTTCCGCTCGTTCAGCAGGCGCATGGTATCGACGCCGTAATAGGACGTGGCCGCAGCATTGTGCGTGTACTCGCCCGCAGCGAGACGAGCGTTGAGCAGATACACGCTGTCGCTCAAACCATTGCCGGGCGCCCACGCCGGATCCACGTAGCCGGAGAACATGCCACCTCCGGCGAACTGCTGGAAGTGGCCATCGGTGAACATTCCACCGGTGTAGCCACCCTCCTTCTTCGTCTTTTCCGTGACGGTGAAGCTCTTGTCCGCGATCTTGAAGTTGTTGATGGAGCGGAGCACCGGAGTCGCCTGGTCGTTGACCGATGCGGTGCTCTTCTTGTCGTTCAGCTTCTTGCGGTTAACGGCGTCTACCTTCGGTCCGGCCTTGTCGGCCGAATTGAGGGTGTTCTTCTTGTTGTTGAGCCTCTTCGCGTTCGCGGCGTTCGTCTTCGGCGTTGCCCTGTCGGTGGAATCCAAGGTGTTGCGCTTGTTTGACAGCTTCTTGCGGTTAACGGCGTCTACCTTCGGCGAGGCGTTGTCCTTCGCGTCGAATCTGGCTGTGGCTTTCTTGCCGTTGAGCTTTCCGATGTTCTTGGATGCGGTGTTCGCCTTCTTGGATGCCTTGTCGGTCGCGTCGATGGTGGCGTTGACGTGCTTCCTGTTGAAGTCGTCCATCATCTTCTGCGCCTTCTTGGCGCTGGCCGTGGCCTTCTTGGCGTCGGCGTCGAGCTTGGCCTTCGCTATCTTCTTGTTGAATTTGTCAAGGTTGGTTTCCGCGCCCTTGGTCTTCGACTTGGCCTTGGAATCGTCAACATCAAGCTTCGCCTTGTTGTTGTCGGCGGTCATCCTGATATTGTCGATGGAAGCCTTGATGCTATCGGAACTCAACCCCCAACGGTCTGCCAAGGCGTTAGCGGCCTGTTCGCTCATGCCCGAGGCTTCGGCCTGCCGGATGATCGCATCACGAGCATCCTGCAGCACGCCGTTCGCACGTTCGATCTCATCGCTGCTAAAACCGGTGCTCTCGCCCTGCTTGAGAATCTTCTCCGCAGCGTTCTGGGCGCTGCTGGCGATGTCCTCCAAAGCCTGCTTGGTCTTGGTGCCCTGCTCTGAAAACCTGTCAAGCAGATTCCCGCTCTGGTCGAACACCACGCCATTATCCTTGCAGGTGTCGGACAGTTCGCCGATCTTCTGGTTCAGCTGGTCGACCGCCTGGTCTGCAGTCAGATTGCCCGACTCCAAACCAAACAACGCCTGAACAAGATCATCGATTTGGCTTGACGCATCCGAAGCGGAAGAGCCAAGCTCTTTGTTCGCGCTGGCAGCTTCCTTCGCTGCCGATGCGGACTTTCCGTCAGCGTCCACCGCGTTCTTGGCGGCCTTGCTTTTCTCATTGGCCTTCTTGGAAGCATCATCGTAGGCCTTTGATTCCTCTTCCAAAGCTTTCTTGATGGCGGTTGCCGCAGTTCCGCCAATGCCGGGCTTGTCGATTTCCTTGATCTGCTTGTTGACACGCTTCAACGCGGCTTCGTTGCCCATGGCTGCGCTGGTCATGTCGGTCAGGCTGATACCAGCCTTGTCAAGCCATGTGGTCAACTTGACACCGTCACTGCTCATATCCTGATAGGCTCCGGCGATGGTCTCGCTGATGTTGCTGCCGGATTCCAGAGCCGACTGCAATTGCTCGGCGGCTTCCTTGGCCTTCTGCTGGTGGCTGATGAAAGCCGATAACGCCACGCCGGCCACCGTCAGGGCGATGCCCCACGGGCCGCCAAGCAGGCTCGTGACACTGCTGCCGACCGCCTTGAAACCAGCGGTCTTCAACTGAGCCTTGGAAGCGGACGTGCCGAACGCCTCCATCTGCTCGGAAGCGCTCATCGAAGATGCCTTGAACATCTGGAAGGCGGTCTGCGCGGATGCGAGCGCAGTCTTGACACGTTGGATCGGGTCGATGGCCAGACCGATGTTGTTGGCCATCGTGCTGGTGCTGCCGTTGAGATTGCCCGCGGCCTTGTGCACGGCTCCAAACACGCCGGCCAATGATGCCATGACCACGATGGTCTGCTGCGCTCCGGACGGCAAACCGGCGAACGCGTCAACCATCGTATCCAAGCCCTGCACCATCTTGCGTAACGGGCCTTGAGCGCCCTCGCCGACGGAAATCATCAAGGATTCCATCGAACCACTCAGATTCTCCAGATCGCCCTTGAGATTGTTGTTCTTCGCAGCCGCCTGCTCGGCGGCGTACCCGCTTTCGGATACGGCCTTCGTCCACTTGTTGACACCGGACTCGCCCGCCTCGTACAGGTAGTTCGCGGCCTTGATCGCGTAACTGCCGAAGATGGTCGCGTTCGCCTGGTTGCGCTGCTCGTCGGTCAGGTTCTTTTCGGCCTTCTGCAACTGTCCGGCGAAATTCGCCATGCCGACGAAATGATGTTGAGCGTCATATGCGCTGATGCCAAGCTCTTTCATCGTGTTGGACGCTTCGGCGGACGGGGCGGCCAGCTTCATCAGCATACTGTTCAGCTGGGTGCCGGCCTCGGCGCCGATGGTGCCGTTCTGGGCGAACAGCGCAAGAACGCCGGTGGTCTCCTGAATGTTCATGCCGAAACTGTTCGCCTGCGCGCCGCAATTGTTCAACGCCTCGCCGAAATCGGAGACATTGCCGACTGCCTTGCCTGCGCCAGCCGCCAAGGTATCGGCCACTTGGGAAGCCTGGGACCCCTTCAGGTGGAACATGCTCAACGCGTTGGCCATGTATTCGGCGGCATCCCCAACGGCCATTCCATCGGACGCGGCCAGATTCAAAGCGCCAGACAAGCCTCCGTTGAGAATATCCGTGACGCTCATGCCGGCCTTGCCGAGATCGTTGATCGCGTCGGCGGAATCCGAAGCGGAATAAACCGTGGAAGCTCCGGCTTCGATGGCGGCGGCACGCAGCTGGTCCATTTGGGCGCTGGTCGCGCCGGTGTTAGCCTGCACGGTGCTCATCTGCTGGTCGAAGTCCGCGGCCATCTTGACTGCAGCCACGCCGAAAGCGGCCACGGCCAGTCCTGCTGCGGTCATGCCGCTAGCGATGAGCGCGGACTTGCGTCCGGTATTCTCCATGCCCGAAGCAACCGTTTTCGCGGTGCTTCCGGCACGGGTCATCGCCGCCTCATATGAGGCTGTGTCTGCCATCAACCGGATGACGATGTTCTTGTTCTCCGCCAAAGCATCCTCCAAAAATCAGGTCAAATGCGCCACCAAGGCGTTCGCGGCCGGATTGTCCTTGCCGTTGGCCTCTGTCCAACGTTTCATGGCCTGCTGCATGTGCGCAGTGGCCCAGCAGACGCTGGTTTCGGCATGCAATGTAAGTTCACCCTTCGGGTCTTGGCAGATCGAGCGAGGCAAACCGCACATGGGGCATAATGACCGTTCGTATTCCGCCAACGAACGCATCCAATTGCGTTCCGTCTCATCCCATTCGACCTCATCGCCCTCACTCGGGCGCCAGCCCATGAAACGCTTATAGCTGATGCCGAGCTGGCGGCAGATTTTAAGATCCTCGACTAGTTGCGGAGAACCTGCGAGGCGAGGTCGAATGCCGCTTTTGGGTCCGCTGCGGTGCCGTTCAGTTCGGCGATGGCCTGCCAGATCGGCGTGAACTGGCCATCGGTGAGTTCGTCGAATAGATTGCGCCACGCCTGTTCGGTCTTGTCCTCGTCGGACACCGGCTTGCCGCCGATGGTCGCGGAATCAAGCATGAGCGGCAGTGCCGCAGCGGCGGTGCCGAACATGTCGTTCGTGCCGTTGTCATTGCGGTGCGCAGCCAATGCCTGCGCCCACTTGCTTACCGGCAATGCCCGCAACGTGAGCTTCAATGTCTCCGCATCCGCCTGTTCGCGTAGCTCTTCGATGCGCCGCGCGGTGGCCTTCGCCTGCCGGTTCGTCCCAGCCTCCGTGATTTGTTCGCGCGTGGTCTCCTCGGCCAGCGCATCACCCAATCTGGCGATGTCTTCGGCGGTCTGCTGGTTGAGGATGACATCGACCTCGCGCGTGCGCCTGACGACTTTAAGCATTGTTGTTCCTTCGCTTTAATATTCATGTTCCTTTGCTGGAAAAGAGAAAAGAGGGTCCCGCACCGGCGAAAGGGACGAAAGTCCGATGCGGGAAGAATCAATCAGGCGACCTTCACGTTCTCCGCCCAGCCAGGAGCTCGGACGGAGAAATTGACCTTGCTGCGCAGCACACTGTTCGCGGCGATCGCCACCTTGGCACTCATGCCGATACGGACCGCATACACGTTCACCGTATCTCCGGCGACAAAAGTCGTATCCGTCTGCTTGCCGTAGCGGCGCACGAAGTAGCCTTCCGCCCCCTCGGTCAACGTATCCATTGCAGCGTTTTGAGCGGAATGCGGAGTGTTCGTGTTGTCGATGACCTCGATGCTCGGGCCGCTGATCTTCTTGCGACCGGGATTCTCGTAATCCTGCGCGCTGTTCTCACGCTGGTCGGAGATGGAATCCTGCGACGGCGAGCACGACCAGCCGCCCAGGGTGACGTAGTTGCTCAGGTCGGTGCCGGCGCCGATCTCTGCAGCGGTCGGCTTCTGGATGTTCTTGACGGACGGCACCCAGATCGTGTTGACCAGACCGTCCGCCGGTGTGGAAGGAACTTCGGTTCCCAGAGTCAAAACCATGACTCCTCCTTAAATATTTGGGTCACATGCGTGACCAGTTGAATTTGAAAGTCAGAAGACGGCACTGGTAAAGCAGGCTCGTTTCCTCTGCGGTAAGCCCGGCCGCGTAAGCGCCGGAATCGGAGAACAGAGTCAGACAGCCGGTATCGAACCCCTGCGCGACGAACCGTTTGCCAGCAAGTCCTGGAATCATGAGGTCATCGGCCAGCACGTTGACGGAATCGGCCGTAGTGCTCACGATGCGCACCGTCAAAGTGCCGATGCCGCAATGCACATGCTGCGTTTCGCCGACAATGTGACCGTTGGTCGTGACCGTCTCAATCACCCACGGCGGCTTCTCCGTAGGCTTAGGCGCCGTCTGCCGGTACACAGCCCAGCCCGTCGCCGGCTTCGGGATATGGTCGAGAATCGTGGCGGTCAACGTCATGATCGACTTCATTCAGACCACCTCCACGGCGGCACGCGCCACGTATTCCGCGAGCTTCGGCAATTCTTCCTCGCCGTGCTCGTAGAACTGGTGCGTTCCACCGCCCCTCGCGGTGCCGAAGAACGCGATGTTGGCGAGCGAACCCGCTCCGCCCTTGGTGGGGCCTATCTCGGCGGTGATGCGTCCGGCGGATTCCTGCAGCGTGTAGCTGATCGGGATACGCCTGAATGCGGCATTGCCGGAACCGTTCAGGTCGTCGCGAATCGAGTTCTTGACGTTCTGCGCGCCCTTCTTCACGGAAGCGGAGATCAAGGCGCGGCGAGCCACGCCCTTGGCGAGCAGCGCATCGCCGAAGGCCGTCAACCGCGAAGCGTCGAACAGTCCGCTCATGAGTCCTCCTTCACGTTCCAACGGCAGGCGGTGGCGTGCGTCTTCTCGCTTTGAGGCGAGACGAGCCTGAGCCGCCTGCCGGCGAGCAGCGGATCAGCGGATTCCGTGACTTCCACCACGTCACCGGCGCGAAGGCCTGGAGTGCCATATGGAAAATGCACGTACAAAGACCAGACCAACGAGACGGCGCCCATGGCTTGTGCTGCGCTGCCTTCGGTCTGCTCGCTGGCGAGGCCGCCGCTGGTCTGCACCTTGCAGCTGCCTTCGTACACCTTCTCCTTGCCGGTGGTCGGCAGTCCCGTGGCCGAATCCGTTGTGGTGTCTCCGATGCGGGTGACGACGCACTGGTCGGTCATGAGGCTTTCGGCCATCTGGCGCAGTTTCGGCAGGGCTCTGATGAGAGGTGCCATGCTTGGCATGTCAACCTCCTCAGTAGTCGTAGGGGTAGTGCGGCAGCGGGATGACCACGGGTTCCGGAGCGATGACCGCCGTAGCGAGATCGCTGCTGACGCGTTTCAGCAGCATGTCCCATTCCTCGTCAAGGATGGAGATCTCGCCGCGACTGCGCGAGCTGTCGATGCTGGTCTGCATGTTACCGTCGTCGATCTGCAGCATGGTGCTGCTCACGCCCTCCGGGTTGAGCGCCTTGCGTGCGACGGCTGCAGATTCCACTTCGATGACGGTTTCCTGATATCTCGCGTCCGCGCACCATTCGTCCAGCACTGGGATGCGGTTGCGGATCATCATTTCGGCGCGGCGGAGCCATTTCCCGATCTGCCTGCCTTCGGTGCTGTCGGAGGCGATGTCGCGGCCGAGTTCAACTGCGACATCGTCGATTTGCGCCCAGGTCATGGGATCACTTCGCGATGATACCGGCGTTGCGCAGGCTGGCCAGCAAAGCGTTGATGGTGGCCATCTCATGACCTGTGGTGGCGTCACTCACCGCAGCAGCCTGCTTGGCGGGCATGCCGGACAGCACCGTATCGAGCGGCTTAGCTGCGCCGCCCGGCTGCGGCACATACACCGCGCTTGCCGGGATCATGTTCTCGTGACGTCCGTTCGTGGTCTCCTTCATCATTCACCATCCTTCTCACTGGTCTTCTTCTTCGGCTTCGCGGCGTCGGCGACCGTGCTCGGTTCGTCGGCCTGCACCTCGGCCACCGTGTAGCCGTGACGCTGGAAATAGTCGGACGGATCCGCATCGGTCTCACCGACGCCACCGACGAAGGTCACGCCTGCGGTGACGCCGTTGTACTCATTATTCGGAGCTTCGATTCGCCACATCATGATCACCTGACCTTGATCTTACGGAGCACGCCAGCGGCCTTGGTGGCCTTCAATGCGACGCCGACCGGACCAAGTTCGACCTCGCCGCGATGCACTGCGCCCGGCTGGGTGAAGTCAGGCAGCCAGGTCTTCACGAGGGTGCCGTCGGTGGTGGTGATGCCGCAGAAGCCGTCCAGGCCAACGCGGTACGCGTACAGGCTGGTGGTGCCGTCTGTGGCGATGGGGATGATCGGATCGTTGCTGCCGGCCTTCTCGCCGGCGTCGGCGAAGAGGATGCCGCCATAGGATTCGCGGCTGATCGGACGGCCGTTCGCGTTGGCGAGACCATCGATCGGTTCGCGCACGTACATGCTGGTGCGGCGCACCATGGCACGGACGCGGGCAAGGGCCTTCTTGTTGCCGACCACGATGGTCGGCGTGCCGTCAAGCAGGTCAAGGAATTCGTCGAGCGTGTCGATGGCCTTGTTGCCCTTCTCTCCTTCGAGGTCGGTCCAGTCGTAGGTGCCGGAGGTGGGCTTCATCTCGGTGCTTGAGCCGGTGAGCGCCTTGTCCAGGCCGTCGAAGGCCTTATCGTTCACGCCAACGTCGCCGTTGATCACGGTATCCTGGAACAGGGTTATCGCGGCCTTCACCTTGTCATTGATGTTGCGTGTCACCTCGTCGGATCCCTTCGGGCCGATGTTCGCGATGATTCGGTCGATCTCAAAGGCGCCGCCGAGCACTGCGAGTGTGGTGCTGTACTTCTTGGTCGTGGTGGTGCTCGGCGAGTATTCCGTGTTGATGGCGCGGAATTCGGCGGTGGGCTGGGTCTCCTGTCGACGGTAGGAGTAGTCGAGCGTCGCGCCGCCTCCTGCAGGGTTCACGGCATCATCGAAGATGAGGGAATCGAGGATGACGCTGGACTTTCGAAATTCGTCGATGACGAAGGGGTCGTAGTCTTCGAGGGCGTTGTTCTTCGCCTCTGCGAGAGTGACAGCCATAAGGTTGTCTCCTTCCTAAGGAATCGGTTACTTGTAATATGCGGAAATGGCTTCGGAGAGACTGTGCGGCTTCGGGTCGCCGCCCTTGCCCTGACTCGGGTCGGGCTTGACGTTCGGCTTGTTCTGCACGTTGACGAGCTTCAGCAGGTTGTCCGCGTCGGCTTCCAGCTCCTCGCGAGTGGATCCCTGCAGACGTTCCGCCAAGACCTTCGGCAATTGCTTGTCGACGGCGACCTCGTATCGCAGTGCCTTCGCGGCATTGCCGGTGTTGGACTTCTCCAGGCTGGCGATCCTCTCGCTGGCCTTTTCCGCGTCGGTCTTGTCGCGATCCTCGAACTCTTTGATTCTGGCGTTCGCGGCGGCGAGCTGTTCGCGCAGCGACTTGTTGGCCCTGCGCTCGTTCTTGAGCGCGGTCATGCCGTGTTCGCCGAGCTTCTCGTCGCCTTCGCCGCCGGTATTCGCCTGTGGGTCGGATTGCGGCGGCTCCGGCTGCGGCGGCTCTCCGCCGCCCGGTTCGGCACCGGTCTCGATGGTGCGGATGCGGATGAGATTCCACCATTTCCTATGCATTGTGTTTTCTCCTTGTGGTTTCCTTGGCCGTCACGTCGCGTGCCGGCGCCGGCACCATCGCGATGCCGGTGAAAAATTCGATTTCGGCTAGAGGATCCAGCCGTACTTGTAGAGCATGCTCAAGGCCTTCTCATGATCGTCGCCGCAGCGTGCGTAAATGGTCTCTGGCATGAGACGCGGCCTGTCGACCTTTGTGTACCGTCCGCCGTTCTTGATGAATTCCTTGGCGTATCCGGAGTCGATCATGCGTGATGCGGCGAGTCCGTGGCGCGTGGTGCCCTCGGTCGTGTACTTGATGTTCCGCCCGTCGATCTGGGCGGTGCGGATGCCGCGTTGGGCGTTAACCAGCTGGTTGAGGTCGGCTCCGTCCGCGTAGGCTCGGGCGTTGGCCCTTCCGCCAAGGACTTTGGCGAGCTGGCCTTCGTCCAGTGAATCAAGGTATTCGCTTGGACTGGTGCATGCGTTTGCCGGTGCTTTCGGGCCGGTGTAGACGGCGATGCAGTCGCAGTGCGGATGCCTTTCGAAAGGCGTCTTGCCGCATGGCTGTCCGGCGAGGATGACGCATCTTCCGCAGCTCGGCGGTGTCAGGCCGCGCACGTAGGTGGATTGGTAGCAGATGCCGCGAGCGGTCATGCTTGTGGCCGACCGGTGAGTGTCCGCCAGCATGGTGCGCGTCCTGAGCACCAAGGTCACGCCTATGCGGTCCATGGCCACGTCCACCGGGGCGCCGTTGGATACGGCCTGCTTTCCGATGGTGATCGCCGTCCACATCGTGTCCACGGTATCCATGCCGTTGCCGTTCACGCCGACCCACTGCCATGGGTCCGGCTTGTATTCCGGGTGTGCTGCGTTCACGTCGAAGCGTTCCATGATTTTCGGCGTCGATGCGATCGCGTCGGAGGCGGTGTGGTATTGCGCCGTGTCCAATGCGCGGAAAAGTTCGGGCATCATGTCCGCGAAGGCGATGTCGAAGTCTTGTTGCGCGTGCTTATGCCACAGTCTGAGCACCGTCGCGGCCAGCCGGTTGCTTCGACTGCGCAGCAGACGGTTCTGCGCCGTCGCCTCCTGCGGAAGCGTCTGCCCCGCCATCGTCGCCGCCATAGTCCACGTCCTTCATGAGTTGGCCATAGGATTCGCTGATCTGCTTGGCGAAGTACTCGCGCTCCTTGTCCTTGCGGGCCTCGCTCCAGCCAAGCTCGTCCCATGCCCCCTCGCGGGAAAGGATGCCGGACGCCATGAGCTTCGTGATCGCATCAGCACGCTGAGCGTAGGTCGGCGTGTTCGGATCCTCCCAGTCGCAGCGCACCAGGTTCGCGTTAATGTCGTCGCTGGTGGCGAGCTTGTGCGCCACGGCCATGACCTGCGACCACGCATCGCCGTCAACGGCGTTCTTCAGCTCGACGTTCTTCACCAGTCTCAGCTCGTCGGCGCGGATGGCTCCCTCGGCTGCCGGATTGGCGGTGTTCATTCCGAAATAACGCATCGGAAGACCGGTGATGGCGCTCATCTGCTCGCTCAGCAGGTCGATGACCGTCTTGAAGTTCGACAGGTCGGATGCAGTGAACTGGCCGAATTTCGCGTTCGCGTTCTTGGAGGTGAGCATCGAGTTGAAATAGGTCTTTATCGCCGATGCCGGCTGTCCGGTCTTCGCGTCGATGAAGTCGTTGTGCGTGACGCCGATCGCCCATTTTCCTGGCACCGCGTGAGTTTCCATGGCGATCTGCAGGTCGAGGATGGCGCGTGCGGCCATGTCTGTCGGCCGCACCACGTCGGCCATCTCGCTCTCGCCAAGGAAGTCGCCGGCGCGCGGACGGTTGAGGAACTGCACAACAGGGACGACGCCGAGGTGGTGGTCGTCGCGGCCGGTCATGACCCACTTGCCGTGCTGTTTCTCCAGCCAGAGCGTGTATTCGGGCGTGTACAGTGTCGCGTAGTCCGGCGTCCCGTTCTCCCAAGGGTCGAAATAGACGCGGAGCGCTGATTCGACGGTTCTCGTGCGAGGGTCGATGCGCGCGATCATGTTCCTGGATGATTCGACGGTGATCAGTGGATGCCGTCTGTCCTTCGGGTTAGCGCCTACGCATACGAAGCCGTGGCCCTGCACGCGCGTCTCCGTGTGCAAAAGCACCTGCTGCGATTCCATGTTGTTGTATTCCCAAAGATCGCGCAGCTCGTTTGACACCTTGTCGTCATTCGGAACGGAGAAGGATTTGACCTGCTGGCGCTGCACGACGCTATCGACCACGATGCGCGGCCAATTCAGTGGAAAAACGAACGAACGGAGTTCGGCCGGCACGGCGATGCCGATGCTCTGGATGACCTGCCGTCCGCGATAATAATCATCCCACTGCCTATGAGGCTTGCGCAGTCGTGCAAGCCGGTAGGTGAGGCTCCTGATGAGCTTCGCGTCATCGTCGGAAAGCCTCGATGCCTGTATCAGCTCCACAACAGCCTCCTTACCAGCCGTACACCATGACCGGTGAGCCGCCTGCGCTCCAGCCGAGCGCCCTCATGTCGGACGCCGCCTCGTGTGCGAGGATGTCGGCCATGGTTATATCGATCTTCTGATTCTCGCTCGGCTTGCCGAGCACGTACTTGTCGCCTGGCTTGGCGACCTTACGCGCCGCCATCATATGCAATCGCGCCATGCGATCGTTGGAATGCGTCGTGGAATGGTCGGCGGTATCCTCCATGAAACGGGTGAGCGCGTCGAACATGCGCCCGATGCGATTGGTCGGCCAAGGCACCACGATGTCCTCGCCGAAGCGGCATGCCCACTCGTCCACCTGCGACTCCCACGGATGCGGATCGCAGTAGAAGCGCTGCACCTTGTACCTGTCGAACATTTCGGACACGCAGGCGTCGACCTCGCTTCGCGGTATGCGCCCCTCCCATTCAACCGGATTCCAATACGCCGGACGATTTGACGGCCCGTATGTCGGCGTCCAACGCCAGCCATCCACGGTCTCCGCACGCAATGCCGTCCAGTCACCGGATTGCGAGCCATCGAAGCCGAGACAAATCTCAGCCCCCGGCTCGGGTGGCTGACGGTCAACCATCGTGCCATCGTAAAGCGGCTCAGGCATGTACGAGCCCAAGCCCTGTACGATCTCACAACCGTAGAAACGTCGAGCCTGCGCCGGATCACGGGCCATCAACTCGGTCGCGGTCGCTTCGACCTGATCGAGCGGCACCCACGGCGAACCGGAATAGACGAATTCGAGAATCTTCCGCCTATCATGCGGATCCGCGAAATCCAATGAGGGGTCATGCTTCGGGAAGAACTTCATGATGTCCGATGCCGTGCTCTCATACGTCATCTGGCCAAAACTGGCGTCCATCGGATCCCACGGATTCGTCAACTCCAACATGCGGCCATCCATGGCCATAGCGCCACGCATCACCGTGTCACCAACCTCGAACATGCCGCTACGACGAGTCCAGATGCCGGATTCGTCGCCGAGGACGAAGTTCACCGGATTACCAAGCTTCGAGTGCGCCGAAGCCGTCACAGGGTCGATGCGACCGCCGTTCGGAAGGCGGATGAAGCCTTCACGGACTTTCATCAGGTCGGACAGGTGGCCATTGCGCACCATTGACTGCAAAGGACGGTAGACGTTCGCCGTCTGCTCTTCGGAAGTGGCGAGCAGCTGAATCAAAGCGGTGCGACGCGGCATGCCCATCGGCTCACCCGGAGAATACTCATACTCGAAACCGCATGAGCAACCCCAGTCGGAGCAGCGGAACGTCTCGCCGCCTTTGGCCCATCCGCAGAACACGCAAGGCCCAACACCCTCAAAAGCAGCGACTGCCGCGCCGAAAGGCGACTTGCCCAGCTTCTGACCGCCGACGATCTGACCTCGACGCCACTTGAACGCCGCAGCCTGACGAGGCCGAGCCGGATCATACACCGCATCAGGCTTCACCCGATAAAAATCGATGGCGTTATCCAACTGCCAGCCGACAAGCTCAAACGGCTTGCCCAGATCATAGCCATTAGGCACAACACAGTGCGCGGCAATCCAATCGGCAAAAAGGAAACCAAGGGACTTCGGAACAACCGGCGTTTTCTGCTCGCTCATTCCGCATCCTCTTTCTGATTCTCAAGCCACCGCTGCTTCGCGCTTTTGAACGGGATGATCTTGTCGGAAGATTCTGCCGAGCGTTTCGGCTTCGGCTCGTCATCGACAATCGCCCAACCATTCAAACGAAGGCCTTGTGGCGTCAAGCCGATGGTGTCGGCATACCGTGCAAGCGCCGTACGGTCAGCAGCCTTCGCCTCCGAAGACTCGCAAAGCACGAACTGCCTCACGTACAGGGCAATCGTCGTGAACATGTATCCATAACGCGGCATATGCCATGCGATAGCCTGCGGCAGACGCCACAAGTCACGCCACAATTCACGCTCACGCCGATTCCACGCCTCCGTGGCCTTCTCGTCACGCTCCTTATGGAAACCATCATCATCCTTCCAAGTGTCCCAAATCGTCCACTCGGACAGTGGAAAAGCCTTCGGTCGGTAACGGTATCCGCGAGCCGAAAGCGGAAGAATATCAGCGCCAAGACCACGCGCGTCCGACCGGGCGCTAGACGGATCCGGCATCGGACCGGAGCGCGTGCGTGCGCCGCCATGCGTAGCCATGCGACCTCCAATCCTCGAACCGGAAAAATTACGGTATCGGCCAGTCCGTCAAACAAATCTTGAACTATCCGCGAACTTGCGAGTCCCCTCACCGGCGGTCTTGGCCTTGCCGTTCGAGGTACCCCCCTAGGGGTGTTGGCGGGTTGGTTGATTGTATTTTTTCCTGTTTTGGCGTGTGTTTTGTTGTTTTTGTCGTGTGTGCTTGTTTGGCTTGTCCGCTTGCGTTTGATTCGTTTGTGTCGTGTCGTGTTTGCGTTTGTGGTTTGCCTGTTGGTTGCGACTGTGGTTGCTGCTGTGGCTTGGCTTGGTGTCGTGTCCAGTGTTCGGCGCTTGCGGCTGCTTTGTGCTGTCCGTCTTTCCTGTTGCAGCTGCGATGTTCTGGTCCTGTCCAGCTTTGTCTGTTGTCTGTGTGGCCGAGGTCCCATTGGTCTGTGGCTGTGACTGGCTGTCCGCATTTGGCGCAGGTGTGTGTTTCGCCTGTGGCTAGTCGTGCCTCCCATGCCCTGCGGAGGTGGCGGTGTGCTGCGTCGTATCCTCTTGCTGTTGAGCTGCCACGCTGCCGCTCGTATTCGTGTGTGTGGATGGCGCAGAAGCGTGTGCCTTGTTTGACGAGTTGTGGGCAGTTGTGCCAGGCGCATCTGCGGAGACTCATGTGGCCTTGCCGCCTTCCGTGGCTGTGGTGTCCGGCATGTCCTGGGTACGTCACCCGCGAAGTTCCCCAGATCAGCCCCAGCCATTTATGGGCTACCGGTGTGACTGGTGTCGCCGCATATGTCGGCGTCCTTTTCGCATCGGCCCCAAGGGTTTTCGCGAGGCTCCATGCCGGACAGAGATGATTATAGCGAATGCAGCTGGATATGAATAATGGTCCAACCATTTCTGGCTGAACCATTTTACGAACATACGACAGTATAGCATTTCAACGGTGACAGTCAAGTTGTGCGGCCAACTCGCCGAGGTTGAATACATACTGCCGCTTGTGTTTTGTCGGCGTGGCGTGCGGTAGTTTGCCGCGTTTGAGCCATTGGCTGATGAGGTTGCGTGATATGGTCAGGCCGTATCGTTTCAGCTCTTTGGCCGCGTCGCTGGGCGTGCCGGTGATTCGCACTTGCCAGAGTCTTTCGTCTCTGGCTGCCTTGATTGCCGGCGCAGCCCATTCACTGTGGCAGCCTTGGCAGGTGACCGATTCGGCTTCTGGCGTGCCGGTGAGGAGCGTGTGGCAGTTTGGGCAGGTGCCGAGGATTATGAGCTCGTCTTCCGGCGTCAACGCTTGTTCGTTGCGTCTGGTGATGTGTTCCAGGGCGGCGTAGTCGTCGGCTGCGGTGCTCATGTTGAGGATGGTGTGTTTGTTGCTTATGATGGCGTACCATGCTTTCTGCCAGCGGTAATCCGCGTATTGCGGCCTGATTTTGCCTGCCTGTTCGGCGAGCCATGCCTCGGATTCCGTGATGAGGTCTTGTGCGCTGGTGTCGATGGGCAGTGGCGCGTTGCCCCTGTTTGGCGTGTGGTCTGTGGGGCCGATGTGCGCCTGTCGGAGCATGATGCTTCGCAGGGCGGGCAGTTGAACGTGTCCGAGCTGGTGAATCATGGTCCAGTAGTCGGCGGTGCATTTGGCGCAGAGCGTGCCACTGGCGGGTTTGCCGCAGTGCAGGCAGGTCAATTCCGGCTCCTTTCGTCGTGCTGGTGGATGATGGCCGCGATTTCGGCTTTCGGCACTTGTGGCACGAGTGGTGCGATCTCGTCGAGCACGTATCCCGCTTGGTGCCATTTGATGATCATGTTTTCGAGTATTTTCTTCATTTGTATTCCTCCACGGTGTCGCAGCCGATGGTCGTGCCATGGTCGGTCAGGCAGACCCATGTCACGTCGCCGGTCTTGACCGTCGTCATGCCGTAATCGGGATGCGTGGCTAGATGCCAGTGCGCATAGATGTTTAATCCCATCAGGACCACCAGTGCGACAAGCAGAATTTTCTCGACCTTGTCCAAGCTGTTCATCACTCACCGTCCTTTTCGATTTTGACGATCTTGTTCTTGAGGGCCGTTAGAATATCTCGTTTCGGACAGTTGTTCGCGAATGCCCACCAAACGCATCTGAGTCCTGCCCAATCGACGTTCACGAGAGCGGAGAACAATGCATTGCACAGGCCGGACAGATTGGTGTCGGCATAGAGCGGTATGCCGTGTATCACCGCGTCGTTCGCATACCAGAGCGCCTTCCTCAAGTCTTCGACGCCGTTCTTCGACTGCCAGCGGTAGCAGTATTTGACCACGTTGCCCCAGTCGAAACTCAACAGGCGGGTCAGTTCGATGCATTCGAACGGGCCGCTCTCGTAATGCTTTGGATGATTGACGTTGTCACTCATTTTTTGGTACTCCTTGTATGGGTTTTCGCTTGTGTGTGGCGGGAAGTCGCATTCCTGGTCTTTCCATCCGGCGGCGTAGCCTTCTCGCCATGCTTTGGCTAGTTCTTCGTGCGTGGGATGGGTGGTGGTTCTGCTGTTCATTTCGTGTGCTGCTCCTTGTTGAGTTGTTTCGCCATCTGGCAGGCTTGTTGGTCTGGTGTGGCGGTTTCCTTGTCGCGTCCGAGCGCTTGCAGCACGTGTTCGCACTGCCATGTGTGTATGTGGCGTTTCGAGGGTGGTATGCCGCTCATGTTGGCCCTGCGTTGGCACCAGCCTTTCCACAGGCGCGTCCAGTCAGCTATCGTGCGATTTTCGCCATAATGTCGGCTTGCGAACGTGTTCCAAGCGTCGGTAACGTCGAGATTCGCGTATTCCGAAGCGATGGTTCTGTCGGTGACGGCGTATTCGGTGGAATCGTGGTAGCAATCGGCTGTGATTTCTTTGGAAGAAGAAAATTTATTTTCTTCTTCTTTCTTTCCACTCCTACTACTACTCCTACTCCTACTACAGTCGTGCAACTGTCCGGAATCATCCGGAGACTCGCAGGAATGTTCCTGCAACTGTCCGGAATCATCCGGAATGATCTTGCATCCACGCTTGTCCCACCCATCCGGCGGCAGATAATGGCACGTGCCCGGACGCTGGATATTCTGCCATTTCTCGAAGCCTGGAACGAAAAGAAGACGCTTGCCGTCACGCTCGTAGCGAATGATGCTGCCGCACTGCTCCAATTCCGCGAACGCGTCCTCGATGTCATCAAGCACCGAATCGTCGTAAGGCATGCATTGGCCACGGAAGAGACGCGGATTGTCGAGATTCACGCCGTTGTCCTCAACGTAGCTCCATAGGTTGATGAAGACAAGTCTCGCCTTCCACGTCATCGAGCCGACGCTTTCGGACTGGTAGAATTCCGGCCTAATCGTTCTGATTCTCATGATCCGTGTCTTCCGCTAGCTTGTCTTCCATCACATGCTCCCGAATCGCTTGTAGAATTCGTCGTCGGTCATGCCATACAGCGGATCCATGCTTGTCGGATTGCGCGCGGCCAGCTTGTATCCGCAGTAGGGGCAGGTCACGTAATATGTGCCGACAACCTCGCCGCAGTGAGCGCATTCCACATACTTGATCGTCTTGCTCATTCGTTTGCCGCCTTTCGTGCGATTTCGAGCATTTCCCGAGCGTCCCTGATGTAATTGGCGCGCATCTCCGGCTCGGCCAGAGTCCAGAAGCAGTCCTCACTTGGCATGACGTCTTCCCAGGCTGGTGCCATGTCCCACCACATCAGTTTTTCTCGCCACGGCCTCGACCTCGGCGTCAGCCGGTGGCGCGGCGCGGCCACGCAGGTACGCTTCCTGCAAATCGTCCGTGTCGCAGGAAAACTGTTCCTTGACACGCGTTCCACTCCAGTAGCGGGTCGGATATACCTTCTCAGCTTCATCATCCGCGATGCTCAATTTGTCCTCTTTCCGTTCGCTTTGACCATTGCCCAGAGGATTTCGCTTGCCGGACGCCTCCGGTATGACAGGTCGTTGTATGACTGCACGTGGCCGAGAATCAGTTTCGAGCCGGTCGAATCGGGGGTAAGGATCGCGTTCACGCGCTCCGGCACCATCTTCTGCCATACGATCTCGTCGCACAGTTCCTTCGTGCAGACCAGATAGTTCTGGTCGCCGTAGAACGTCAGGCCGTTGCCGCTCGTGAAGTCAGCCATGCATGACTTCACCTCGTAGAATCCGAAGCAGCCTTTCTCCACGCTTGCGGGCACCGGTTCGCCGTTGACGTTCAATGGCTTGAAGCCCACGTAATCCACTCGCCGCTCGTCAGGGGTATTGCGGTCGAAGTTGACCTCGCTCGCCCAAAAAGCGGTCTGATTCTTCAGACGTTTCTCCACCAGCTTGGACAGCATTGCGGTGGTTTCAGCCCTGCTCATTCCGTATCCTCCTTAATGAAGACGATCCAATGTGTTCCGGTGCGGTTCGGCTGTTTGTTGCCGAAGAGCGGCTTATGGTCAGTGAGCTTGAGGATCTGAGAGACGGGTATCTGCGTCTCATTCCACTTGAAAATCAGCGTTCCGCAAGGCTGCAATACGCGAAAGCATTCGCTGAACATGGTCTTAAGGTCGTTTTTCCATGTCTCTTGGTCGAGGCATCCGTATTTCTGCGCCATGTAGCTCGTCTCTCCCGCATTGCGCAAGTGTGGTGGGTCGAGCACGACCATACGGAACGTCTCATCCGGGAACGGCAGATCGCGGTAGTCCATCAGCATGTCCGGCTTGACTTCGAATCTGCGTCCGTCACATAGTTCCCAACTTTCGTCGCGCACGTCACCGAAGAGCACACGGCTGTCTGACTTGTCGAACCAGAACATTCGCCCGCCGCAAGCAGGGTCAAGAACAGGTTGGTACGCGCTCATTCCGCGTCCTCGCCTTCCAGGAATGGGTCATCGGCTTGCATTCGCTTGGATTGCCTTACGGTCTTGCGTGCGATCCATTCTTCCAACTGCTCGTCGGTGATGTCGTACATTTCCTTGAGCAGGTACAGGCAGATGATCACGTCGGCCATTTCCTCCGCAAGATTGTCGGTAGCACCGGGCTTGCCTCGAAGACGCTTGCTGACGGCTTGGATGAGTTCGGAGCATTCCTCCATGCAGACGATGCTTTGCGTCTCCTTGCCGTATTTCTCGATGCTTTCACGCCACACCGCATGCTGCTTATCGCCGTTCATCGATTTGTCTCCTTCATGTTCGCGTCATCGCTTTGATTGGTCTCCTTGTCGAATTTCGGGGAGAATATCGAGTCGGCATTGCCTAGCATCTCCCTGCAATGCTTGTATGCCTCGTCGTATGCTTCGAGACGTCCAAGAGCCACGTCATCAATCCATGGCGTGTACTGCTTGTACACCAGTTCCTCACGAGCCTCACGACCCTTCTCGCTAAGCCAATGAGCGAACTCGTACAGGGCTTCGCTATCTTTTGACATCATTCCTCGCTTTGATTAGGCACCTCGGACGGCATGGAGCCGGAATAGCCGAGCATGGACTGGCGGCAACATGCGGCGCATTCGTCAAAGGCCTGAATCTTCCCTCGCAGGAACATGATTCTTTCGCCGCACGTGATGTCAGCCGAATCATGCCAGTCCTCCGAGTGCGTCAGTATGAAATCGTCGAGGAATTGACGGTAATGGACGCGCTTCTCCACACACATGTCGATGATCTCGTTGAGCGTCTTGTCTTTCTTGGTAACGTTCGTAGCCATCATTCCTCCGTGTCCGGGCCGAGCGGCAATCCACTGTTGAGTATCAATGCGAACTCCTGCAATGTGATTAAACACATGGTTTTCTTCCTTCCCAATGGTTCGGGTTTGATTCGCGCGCGCAATGCCGATGGTGAAAGCCTGAGCATCGCGTCCATCACTTCGGTGACGGTGTAGGCGTGCTGTTGTCCGAGCTTGTGCATGGACGTGAGGCCCACGCCTGCCTTCTTCTGGATGACCCACGGGTAGGGCGAGTCCATGTTTCCCGCTTCCGTGACGGCCTCGCGCATATGTTGCGGCGCGTCCATGGTCTGCGTCCATTTCACTTCGATGCACACGGGCTGGCCATGCCAGTACACGTTGCCGATGTCCCCGATGTCCTTGCTTCCATGCAAACGGAGGCGTTGTATGCGCGGGTCGTCCAGAGCCCACTGCAAATAGGATTCCACGGCGGTTTCCATGCGCGTGCCGTTATCCTTCGCGGTCTTGCGACTGCGCTTGCGTTGCTTGCCGCTCATTGGTCGGCCTCCTCTTCCTCGGCTTCGATTTCGCATTCGGGGCATGGGATGGGGCGCGCCGGATACAACGCGCACCCATGCCTCGGACATACCGGTTCCACGTCCGGTGGCTCTATCCATTCGCGCATCAGAAGTCAGGCTCTCCGGCTGGCGCGCCCCACGGATCATCGGCTGGAGCCTGCGACTGCTGCCGTGCCTGCTGCGGCTGCTGATAGCCACCACCGTTGGCGTTGCCGCCCTGGTATCCGCCTGACTGCATCTTCTGCACCTGAGCCGTCGCATACCGCAGGCTTGGTCCGATCTCGTCAACCTGCAACTCGATGACCGTGCGGTTGGATCCGTCCTGCGCCTGATAGGAGCGCTGCTGCAAACGACCCTGCGCGATCACACGCATGCCCTTCGCGAGTGAGCGGACGCAATGCTCAGCCAAGTCACGCCACGCGCTGCAGCGCATGAACAAAGCCTGACCGTCCTCGAACTGGTTCGTGCTGCGGTTCCAGGTGCGCGGCGTGCTGGCGATCGTGAACGACGCGACCTGCGCGCCCGCGGACGTCGTGCGCAGTTCCGGATCGGCGGTCAGATTGCCGACGATCGTGATAACGGTCTCCCCTGCCATCACTCGGACTCCTTCGCGTCGGCTTCGGTATCCTCCGGCGTATCTGCTTCCATGACTTCGGCGGTCACGTCATCGGCTTCATCGGCGCTATCGTCATCGAGCACCGGTTGGAACACGTCGCCGTAGTCAGGCGTGATGTCATCTGCTGCGACGGCAGTCTGCGCCTGCACGGTCAAAGGCAGGTACGGGGCGGCGCGACGGATGGCGGTCTTCTTAGCCATGGCCTCGTAATCGGTCTTCCACGGGCCGAAATTGCCGCTCTTGCTGCGCGCCCTCGCCTGCTCGATCTCCTGACGGTTCAGCACGAGGAAGTAGTGTCCGCCGTCCTTGAAATGCGCGACCATGTACACGTGGGTCAGTTCGCCGGGGTTGGCGCATGGCACGTGGTGCAGCTCCTCGTTGAGGCCATAGCTGTACGAGAATTCGTCTCCCTGGTGCACGGCTCGGGCGCTGATGTCCACGAGCTGGCCGCTACGTCGCGCCAAGTCGATCATGCCACGGTAGCCCATGATGAACGTGGCTTCCATTCCGCCGGATTTCTTGTTGTAGAAGGGCAGCACGTAGGCTCGTCCCAATCCGTCCACGTTGGACGGTTCCAATCCGAGCGCGGAACAGGTCATGAAGCATGAGAGCACGCTTTGCGGCGAGCATTCCGCGAGTTTCGGCGTCTTGTTGATCGCGGACACGCACATCTGGTAGAGGCGGTCGGGGCTGATGTTGTTGCCGACGACGCTGGCGATGCGCGGCCAGCTTTTCCGCATCAGCATTTGGAGGTTCTTCTTCGGCGTCATTTCGACCATCTGTCGCCCTTGCGCCTGCTGTGCGATCTGTCCCATGATTATTGCTCCTTTTCTTCGGTGGCTTTGAATGCGAATTTGCGGTATGTGGTGGCTTTGACGGTGTATTCCTTGCGGGTCGTCGGCTTGTAGGTGGCTTGGAGGTTGCCGCAGCGCACGCCCGTATGAGAGCCGATGCGCAGGATGATCCGCTCCTGCAATTCCTTTTGCGTGGCCTTCATGTCCTTCAGCATTCCGGTGGCGCTCTCGTATCTTGCGAGCAGGTCGTAGAGGTCATCGTCGGCGCTTTCGTCCACGATGTCCGGCGTGGGTTCGGGGAACGCCTTCTGCACGTCGCCGCCGGTCAATTGCGGTGGAGTGCCAGAAGTGACGAAACGCCAGAAGTCGGCTGCGGCCTTGTCGATCGCGGCCATATCCTCCACGTCGGCCTTGAACGGGATCTCTACCGGCTCGTCGTCTCCGATGGCCGCGTACACGACTCCCCACGTCCATCCAGTGACGAGCGCATAGAATTCGACTTGAGCCAAGTAGTATGGCGGGATTTGGAGGTTGCCATCCTCGTCACGCCAGTCCCCCGCTCGACGATTACCCGCCGTCTTGATCTCAAGGATTCCGAAGCTCCCGTCCTCCCCCTGCAGGATGCCGTCAAGCGAAGCGCGAAGATACGGCTTCCCGCGCATGATGAACTGCTTGTCGGTTCCGTCCGTGACGAGCATTTCTGGATGCTGCGCGCGGAATCGCTTCCTTAATTCGTTTTCCAGGGCATTGCCCTTGACCACCGCCCACTTGTCCGAAATGTCCTCCGGCTCCACGCGGCCGGTCTTCTCAAGCCACAGCTCATAGGGCGTCTTGAAGGAATTCAGGCCGAGGATCGTGCTCATGTCAGACCCGCCCACACCAGCCTTACGGCTCTTCAACCACGCGAGATGACGTTCCGTCTTCTTGCACTGCCTGAACCGCTCGACCGTGTAGCGTTCCGTGTCCTTGAGGGGAATACGCTTCATTTCTTCTCCACTTTCACGTCCTGAATTTCGGCATCGAAGTAATTGACAATCAGATTTGCGATGTCCATCGCGGACATTTTGAGTCGGGTGATTTCTTCCTTGTTCTCGGCCTTGACGGTGAAAACGCCGTCCTTGCTATCGAAATTGAGCTTCATTTCGCCACGTCCTTGCTGTAGTTGGCTTTGATGTCCATCAATTCGCCGTTCAGCAGCTTGGTGGCGAACATGTAGACCACCTTGTCGTTGGCATGATATGCGGCACGCTGCAATGCCGAGATGGAGTCATAGATGCCGACCAGCGCGTTCGTGATGATGGCGCGTGGGTTCTCGCACTGTTTCTCCGGTGCTGTCTCCCCGTTGGCTGTGGTTCCCTGGCTCATTGGTTCCTCCTTGTTGGCGGCTGGTTTCGATGTGACGGCCATAATGGTCTCCTTCTTCTTTCCGTTTGCGTTGGTTTGTTTTCGTGTCTTGCGTGGCGAATGCTTGTCGAAGGTCGGCAATAGTCCTTCCTTGCGGAGTTGGCTGATGATGTTGCCGACCGTTTTCTGGCTCATGCCGAGCGCTTCGGCTGTTTCCTTGCCGTCGAACGGCTGGCCTTGTTCGATGCGTTTTTGGCAGTGCGCGAGGATGAGGTCTCGTTTCGACGGTTTCTCCGGTAGGCCCTGCGTGAGGAGTCCGGCCTTGCGCAACGCTCGCATTTCGGTGATGCTGAGGCTGGCTTCGCCTGACTCGTCGTAGATTTTTCTCAGTTCGGCGAGTTCGTCGAACGTGTATTCGTGTTTCAACGTGTTCCTTTCCTGAGTCTTTCAATTAATCGCCTGTTTTTGCGAATGAGCTCATCAACGTCGATTCCTTGCTGGGTGAGGGTCGGTTTGCCGGTGTCGACGTGTGCTTTTCCGTCGCTTTTGACGTCTGGACTACTTTTAAACCGTGCAGCCGTAACGAATCTCCCGTTTTTCATCTCGCCACTGTCCTTCGGTATTCGTGCGCCTGCGCCCACCGTTCGGCCACGGCGCGTTGGTAGCGGACTTTGCGTCTGTCCTGATGTCCTTCGGGCGGTTCCACGCCGATTTTCAAATACGGCGGGCCTTTGCCGGTGCTCCGCCAGTTGGCGAGCGTGCGCACGCTCATGCCGAGCATGGCAGCCAGTTCGTTTGGCGTGAGCAGATCGGTCATGGCCGGGCGTCCCGAATGTCGCCCATCGGGTCGATATGGAGGCCGGTGAGCATTTCCGGGGTGTCGCCGCCACCGCCGCGTTCTATATGCCTTTTGAGCGCAATGTCGAGGGCCTGGCATGCGATTCGGGCGGCGAGTGCGGTTGTTTCGCGGAGTCTGTCGCCGGGCAGGTGGACGCTGTATAGCTGTTCATCGGATGCGTTTAGTGGCATGACGAATGTGCCGATGGTCGGGTGGGTGGCGTTCTCATTTCCGATGAATTCGGCTGAGAGTGTGAATCTCAGCGTCACGCTTTTCTTGCCGTTCATTGCACGTTTCCTTTCGCTGTGTTGCAAGTTGTGTGCCCCACCCTGACGAGTGGATGGGGCTGAGTGGCTGGCATCGGAGTCGGACCGATGCCGTCCTTGGATTCCGAACGCCCCTTTGACCGTTGGAACGCGACCTGAACACGTTCACGTCCGGTGGCGCGGCCGACTGTGACCGAAGCAGTCAGGCATAGTAAGAAAGGACCCGCAAGCACCGGAGTGCCTGCATAGATTTAGACAGGAGAAGATTGGAATCCGTGGACTGGCGAACCGTCGCCCAGCCGAGTGCGCCGACAGTGTATGTGAAGCAAGATGCGGTCGGCGCGTGGATAATAATCGATATTCAGTTATATGTGTTCCCCGCCAGCCGACATGAGTGAACGTGGATGTCCGTAAAAACGTCCCTAATTTGGTTTGTTTGTTGGACTGTCGGCTGGTGGGAAGTCTTTATTCGCGTGGGGCGAACCGCACGGTCAGCCATAGGACGGTCAGAATGTAGATGATGCTGACGAGGACGGTGGCGGTCTGTGAGTCCGCCGTCCGCCAAGTGAAAAGCAGTGTCGCCGATGCGGTGCAGGCGATGATGGCGAGCAGGGTCTTGACGCGGCGGAGCGTGTAGTTCGGTTTCGCGTCCCCCGCCTGCCCGCTGTCACGGTGGTGGTCATGGCTGGTCATTTGCTTGCCTCCAGTTCCTTGAGGATTCGATTGCATTCGCGTCGGACGCGTTGCACTTCGGTCTTGGTGAAGTTGAAGTAGTATTGGCCGGTCGAGGTGCGGAAGCTCATTCGAGCCATCGGCCTGCCGTCCTGGGCGGTGAATGCCTGCATATCGAATCCGCCGTCGTCCATCCAGCTCATCGTGTGTTTCCCACCTTGTCGTTGAGCCCGTAGGCGATGTCTTCGATTTCCGCTGATGTGAAGTCAGCGAGGGTGATGTCTTGGATGCCGTCCACGAGGCTGGCGCTGCCGTCCTCATGGAGGCGGATGTAGAAGCCGCTTGATGCGAGCAGCAGGCATCCGGTCTCGTGGAGTGTCGGCGGTTTCGGCGGGTTGAGTAGTTGGCTGGTCATTTCTGCGCTTCCTTGACGATCGTGTCGATGATGACGTCCACGAGATCGGGCACGTCGAGGTCGACGTATCCGACGATGTGACCGAGCGAACGCCTTGCTTCGATTTCGTCCCACCCGTCGGCATAGGCCGGACGGATGGCGTCGCCCTTGTTCTCAAATTCGCTGAATATCGCTTCGACGCAGGCCTTGCGCAGGTCTTTGTTGTAGGTCTTTATGTACATCAGTGCTCCTTTGGTGTGGCTTTCAGGCTTTGAATTGTTTGATGCTGTCGATCGGCTGGATGAGGAGCATGACGAGGTTTTCAGGTTCCATGTCGAGCATGGCCGCAGCTTTTTCGATTTCGTCCGTCGAGAGTGGCGTGTGGCCTTTGAGCCTGTTGTTTACGGCTCTGATTTCAAGGCCCCATGCTTTTGCTAGGTCTTTTGGCGTCTTGTCGTGTCTGGCGAGTTCCGCTTTGAGGTTTCTGGTGGCTGTTTCCGTCAGACCGGCCATTCATCCTCCTCGATTCCCTGTTTGGTGAGGCATGCGCGCCAGTCGTGCCAGCCGGGGCCGCGCATGTGGCCGCATGGGTAGTGGTCGGGGGTCTTGGTCTTCTTGGTGCTCAACATCTCTTTTCCTTTCGACAGTTTTTACTCTACGCAAATTCGTAGATTGAAGTCTATGAAATTGCATAGTTCTTTACAATTTGTACACAATGACTACGTAATTGGCTATAATGGAGGCATGGGTATGAAAGCAAACGAAGTGACCACATTCGCAAAACAGGTCATGCGAGAGTGCGTCAGGCTCCAAAAGGCAAGCGGCATGACCGTCAAAGATTTTGCCAAGGCCTGCGGCTTCGGCGAGGACTACTGGTACAAACGTCAGAACTTCACGCGCCCGCTCAACCTGAGTGACCTGGAACGCATCAGCGAAGTGACCGGCGTATCCATCGGAGACATCGTGATGGACTCCAAACGCCATGCCGTCGAAGCAGCCGAGAGGAAAGCGCAGGCAGGCGGTTACGGCCTTGCCGCCTATAACGCCGCCGGCAAGCAGGAGGCCATCAATGGAGAGGCTGGGCCGGATTACGACGAGCCTGCCTGACCTGCCGATCGACCGGCGCATGACCTACGGCGCCATGCGCCGCGCCATCATCGGCCTGCCCGTCACCGTATCCAGCGCCATCCTGCCGGACGGACTATGGGGCTGCTACGACAACGAAAACCACGTCATCCTCATAGACCGTCGGCTCACCTACACGGCGAAACGCTGCACTTTGGTGCACGAACTGTTACATTGGCGGCACGGCGACACCGGCTGTGCGAACGATAGTTCGAAACAGGAGCGACGGGCGCGAACGCAGACCGCCCTCACGCTCGTCAACCCCACCGAACTCGCACTACTCGAACGCATGTACGAGTACGAATGGCAGATCGCGGACGAACTCAACATAACGACACAAGTCCTCGAAGACTACCGGAGCACGCTCGCATCGGCGTAGAATCGGCTGCATCCCCCGTTCGACGTAAAGAGAGAAGAAACCAATGAGAATCAGACAGAACAATGCGATGCTTGTCAAGCTCAAGGCATGGCTCGGCAAGGACGTGAAAGTGAAGTCGGCGGTCTGCTCCGGCATCGCCGCCGTATGTGCAGTGGCGTTGGCCGTCGGAGCGGCCACCTATGCCGCCAGCGTCCATTCCGCCGCGGTCAAGGAAGCCGCCGAGACCATCGAAGCCGACAATGCCGACTATTCGAAGCTGATAGACGAATACAACAAGCTTGTGGACAAATACAACTCACTATCGGATGATTACGATACCGCCTCGGAGACGATAGACAAGGCTGACGGCATGAAGGCCGACATAAAGAAGATGGAGGCTACGCGGGACAATTTGCAGGCGCAAATCGAATCGTTGACCGGTCAGGTCGATAACGCCAAGAGAACCAGCGCTTCCGATGGCGTGTGGCAGGTCGGCAAGGACATCGACGCCGGAACGTATCGCGCGAACGATTCCGTGACGGACCGCTGTTACTGGGAGGTCTCCGTAGGTGACGACATCGTGCAGAACGACATGCCAGGCGGTGGCTACCCGCAGGTGACAGTGAGCGATGGGCAGCAGCTCAAGCTTCAGAATTGCGGCACGTTCACCAAGCAGTGACACTCTTTTCTATTTGCCCCACCAATTGTGGGGCTTTTATATTGGGTATGTAAATAAGTGGTTGGAAATTGGTAAATATCTGGTTGGACAATCAAGATGATGCCCACCGAAGCCCAACCACTAATTTAACGAATATTATCTCTAAAAATCCAACCACTTTTTAACGATAGGAGATTCGGCTTAGCGGTCTGAAATCCGTCACACCTCGACGGTCTATCCCTGTCTTGATGCCTCTTTCGCAATCCCGCTCGGGATTTTCTTCAAGGAACGAGACGACGCCTTTGGCCATGCGAGAGATGAGGCCTTCGAGCTTGATAACGCAGTCATATGCGCAGGCCTTCAAGTTTTCCGCACCAACTCCGGTATGGCCGTAGCTCGCGACGATTCCGCACTCGTTGCCTTGGACGCATACACCGATGACTTTGTAGGGGCCGTAATCCTTTCCTTTGCCCTCGATGACCGAGGACCCCGCATGGACCACAGCACAGCGCAGCTGGTAGAGGTCTGAGGCGGTGAATGCACCTCGCGCCGTTATGCCGTTGAGCTCATCGCTAATCTCGTCTTGGCTCTTCTCGTCTTTTCGCTCGGCGTTCATCTTCTCGCCGGTATTTGGAAGATCCAGGTATTTCACACACCAATCGGTGTACTTCATGCCGACGGCTTTTGCGCAGACGTCGGGTATAGTCACGACGAGGCTCAGCGCCGCAAGCAAAAGCCCTGCGTCGAAGGCTATCTCGCATTCTTCCACGAGCCTGCTGGGCGTGCGATGAATCACGGTCGGGTAGCCGTATTCGTTGGCGGCGCTTTCCAGGCCACCTGAAGGCGCAGGCCTCCAGGATGCAATTTCGTCGAGTCTCGCATTCATAGGATCTCCCCTTCCTTCTCTCTGCTTCAAGCTACCGCAGATGGGGATTGGACGTGCCGATTCTTCCATTTCAGCGCATTGGCGCTGTATGAAAGAATGAAAATAATGTTACATATGCATATATGTATATTTCATGTTTGCAAGTTAGTATTTTCCACTTGCAAGGTTAATATGCACCCTTGTTTACAACATGCCATACACACATGTTTGCAAGTTAGCGTATAATGTGTTTCAGAACAAAAAACCTCCGCAGTGTTAACGGCACCACGGAGGTAAAACATGAAGCCTCACTCAAAGACTTCCGAAACCATTGTAACGCATGGCTTGGAGGTCGGAAATGGACCGTGAAATGGGATACCGCAACATGCTGGCAGTCGAAGAACTCGCAAGCCAAGGGAAACTCACCGTCACCCACAAGGGCGCACGCAGCTTCGACTTCGCTCAATACGCCCTGCTCAGCCGCATGGCATGGCTCACCGCTGACTGGCCGCTGGACAAAGCCGCCAAGGAAAAGCACATGCTTCCGCGCACCTACGCTTCCGGATGGCTCAAAATCGCCATCGATTGGGGTATGACACTTCCCCAGTCAATGGACGAGCTCGTGGCGATCGGCAATGAGCCGCGCAATCCGAAGCGCGAGCAGCTGGCTTACAACCGCATAGGCAAGATCGCCAAAAAACTCGAATCCGCAGGACTCATCAAATGCCTTCGCAAGGGCAATGTTCAGCGCAAGAACAATGCCGTGTGGCTGCTGACTATCGGCACGCCGGAGGAAAACGCCGAGGTCGAAGCCTACGTGCGACAGCACATGTACCTCTGATTCCGTGCCCACATTTTGCCCACACTCTTCCGGGAATTGCAGTGATTTGCAGTGAATTGGAGTGAATTGCAAATCATGCGGGAACCGTTGGAAACACTGGGAAAACGGCGGAATAACAACAATCGTGAAAACCGAGCGCAAAGGGTTCGAGTCCCTCATCGCCCACCTTTTGTTTCCGCAGAAAATAAGCCGTTCCGACTCTTCTGATATTCCCAACTATCTCGCGTGCACGTCAGCAAAGTCATGACTTTTGTCAATATAGACAATTTCATGGAAACATCTTCTTCGACTGCTTCTGCAAGCAAAAAAGGCTCGGAATCGTGTGATTCCAAGCCTTTATATGAGCGCCCGACCTTGGCCATGCGTGCCAAGGCAGGTAAAACGAATACGA